CAATTCAGATTCTCGTAATGGTTTATTACAAACTTTGAATGATATCTCAACTTATTCTTCGGATGCTGCGGGTATTGGATTATCAATGTCTAATATTAGAAGTAAAGAAAGTAGAATTAATTCATCAGGTGGATTTGCCGGTGGATTATTGAAATACCTTAAGATTGTTAATGAGTCATTGAGATTTTTTAACCAACAAGGAAGAAGACCTGGTAGTGCGGCGATTTACCTTGAACCATGGCATAAAGATATTATTGACTTACTTGAAATTAAAAAGAATACAGGTGCTGAGGAGTTGAGAGCAAGAGATTTGTTCACGGCATTATGGATACCGGATAATTTTATGAGAGCGGTTAGAGAAGGTGGAGATTGGTATCTATTTTGTCCTAATGAAATTATTAAGGCGGGAATTAAACCACTACAAGAATGTTATGGGGATGAATATGAATCAAATTATGATAAAGCTGTTGAAATGGGACTTGGAAAAAAAATCAAGGCTCAAGAGATTTGGACAAAAATTGTAGAGTCTCAAATTGAAACAGGAGTTCCATATCTATGTTCAAAAGACAACGCTAATAGAAAGACAAATCACCAAAACATTGGAGTAATCAAACAATCTAATCTTTGTAATGAGATTTACCAATATACGGACGAGGAAACTACTGCAATTTGTACCCTATCATCAATGGTATTAAAGAATTTCATTAAGGATGGTAAATTCGATTATAACTTGTTAATCAGTGAAGTAAGGAAAGTTGTTAGAGCATTGAATAATGTGGTTGATAAGAATAACTACTCAACAGAAAAAGGGTTAAAAGGTGGTCTTGAACAAAGAGCAATTGCGATTGGAACACAAGGATTGGCGGATGTATTCTACTTGATGGATTATATTTTCACTTCAGAAGAGGCGAAAACTTTAAATAAAAACATTTTTGAAGCAATTTATTTCGCAGCGGTTACTGAAAGTATGGAATTATGTAAGTCAGGAGTTAGAACTCCTTATAAGTTTTTTGAAGGTTCTCCGATGTCTAAAGGTATTCTCCAATTCGATATGTGGGGATTAAGTGAAACTGATTTATTTTTGGATTGGTCATTACTAAAAGAAGATGTTAAAAAATATGGTGTTTGTAATAGTTTGTTCACCGCTCAAATGCCTGTGGCGTCTTCAGCTAAGATTACAGGTTCATTTGAAATGACCGAACCAGCTCACTCTGCCTTATTTAATAGACGAGTTGTTGGAGGGGAAATATTAATCGTAAACAAATACTTAATTAATGATTTTGAGAAGATGGGCATTTGGAGTGAAGATTTGAAAAATGAAATCATTATGAATGAAGGGTCTATCCAAAATATTAATTTTAACAACTACCTTGACCCGGAAGATAAAAATTATCTTAAGAAAGTTAAAAGAGCTGAACACCTGATTAGTAAGTATAAAACAATTTGGGAGATATCTCAAAGAGAATTGATTGATATGGCGGCAGACAGAGCACCATTCGTTGACCAATCACAATCAATGAATATCTATATGGCTAATCCAACATTATCAAAAATTACATCATCACATTTCCATTCATGGGAAAAAGGTTTAAAAACTTTATGTTATTATGTAAGAACTAAAGCGATTTCAACAGGAGCAAAACACTTGGCGGTTGATGTTTCAAAAATACAACAAGTTAAAAATAAAGTCGAAATACCTAAAGTGGATATTATTAATACATCGGTTAAACCCGAAGATAGTCCATTTGAATGTTTCGGTTGTTCTTCTTAAAATAAAAATCCCAACATATGTTGGGATTTTCTTTTTTAATCTATTTATAAGAAAAAACAGAAGAGTATATTTATAGTTATGGCTAATGGTGTTACATATGGTATTAATTTTCCGTTTAGAGATTCTCTAAGAGGAAACTACTTACAATTAACAGAATTACAATCAGAAGAAATTAAAGCTGATTTAATTCATCTATTGTTAACTAGAAAGGGTTCGAGATATTTTCTACCTGAATTTGGTACAAGATTATATGAATTTCTTTTTGAACCATTTGATGGATTAACATTTAACGCTATTGAATCTGATATAAGAGACGCTATTGAAAACTTTATGCCAAATTTATTGGTTAATAGTTTAAGTATAACACCAGCCGACCCACAAGAAGAAGTTGATATTGCAACAGGTCAAAATTTTGTGGGAACAAGCGAATCGTCAATATATCGATTTCCGGGAAAAGGAACTTCAGAATATACTGCAAAAATAAGGATAGATTACTCAACCAATGGTTCTACTTTTGGTCAAAGTGATTTTGTGATTATTAATATTTAAATAATATGGCAAACAACAGAATATCATACGCTAGTAGAGATTATCAATCAATAAGGGCAGACCTTTTAAATTATACGAGAACTTATTATCCTGAATTGATTCAGGATTTTAATGACGCTTCTATATTTTCCGTATTTTTGGATTTAAATGCTGCGGTCGCAGACAATCTACATTATAATATTGACCGAAGTATTCAAGAAACGGTTCTACAATATGCTCAACAAAGGTCGTCAATTTATAACATCGCAAGAACTTACGGATTAAAATTACCGGGACAAAGACCATCTGTTTCATTGGTAGACTTCTCAATCACAGTTCCTGCTTTTGGGGATAAAGAGGATGAGAGATATCTTGGAACATTGGCTCGAGGGTCTCAAGTTGTTGGTGCGGGGGTTGTATTTGAGAATGTTTATGATATTGATTTTGCATCACCATACAATGCTCAAGGATTCCCAAATCGTTTAAAGATTCCAAACTTCAACGCTAATAATGTTTTAGTTAATTATACGATTACCAAAAGAGAGGTGGTGGTTAATGGAATAACTAAAGTATTCAAAAGAGTTATTAACGCAAATGATGTTAGACCATTCTTTGAATTATTTTTACCTGAAAAAAATGTTTTGGGGATTACAAGTGTACTTTTGAAAAATGGGACAAACTATACTAATGTTCCAACAACCGCAGAGTTTTTAGGATTAGACAATCGATGGTATGAAGTAGATGCGTTAGCGGAAGATAGAGTATTTGTTGAAGACCCAACAAAAGTTTCGGACCAACCCGGAATTAAAGTTGGAAGATATATTCAAACTCAAAATAAATTTATTACGGAATATACGCCAGAAGGATTTAAAAAAATGACATTTGGTGGAGGAACTAACACCGCTCAAGACCAATTAAATCAATTTACGACTTTAGGCGCTACATTAAACTTACAAAGATATTCTAATAATCTATCATTAGGTGCGGCTCTAACACCAAATTCAACATTATTTATTCAATATAGAGTTGGTGGGGGATTGGCAACAAACTTAGGAACAAATGTTATTAATCAAATTGGAACTGTTTCATTTTTCGTTAATGGACCTTCCGAAGTTACAAACTCATCCGTTGTTAATTCATTGAGATGTGTTAACGTAACCGCGGCGGTTGGTGGGGCAGGAATTCCATCATTAGAAGAAATTAGAAATTATGTTTCATTTAACTTCGCAGCACAAAAAAGAGCTGTTACGGTACAGGATTATGAATCATTAATTAGAAATATGCCGGCGCAATTTGGCGCACCCGCTAAAGTATCAATAACAGAAAACGATAATAAAATTTTAATTCAAATATTATCATACGACACTTCAGGTAAGTTAACAAACATTGTGTCAAATACTTTAAGACAGAATATTGCGAATTATTTATCAAATTATAGAATGATGAATGATTACATTTCTATTTTCAGTGCGGAAGTAATTGATTTAAGTATGGATATTTCTATTGTTTTAGATTCCGCTCAAAATTCAGGGCAAGTAATCGCTAGCGTGGTCGACAAAGTATCCGCTTATTTTAATCCACAAACAAGACAATTAGGTCAGAATGTTTATCTATCTGAAATTAGAAGTATTATTCAAAATACAAATGGGGTATTAACGGTTGCGAGTATGGATATTTTTAATGAGGTTGGTGGACAATACTCTTCAGCGGAAACATCTATGTTATATGAGAATGAAGAAACAAAATTAATTGGTCCTGTTGATGATACAATATTTGCTCAACCGTCTCAAGTTTATCAAGTTAGGTACCCGAATAAAGATATTAGAATATCGGTAAAAAATTTCCAATCAATAACTTTTTCATAACAATCAATGAGTTTATTATAAATTATATATTAATATAATAAATGTCACCACTTTTTTCAAATTTAAAATTTGGTTGGTATTTCTCCAAAAAAAATTGATATATTTTTTCTCTTTGAATTTTTTTCTCTTTACTACCGTAAAGAGAAAAAACAAATCCTTTAAGTTTATTCTTTAAAGTGAAGTCGTTAATTATATCTATTATTGTTATTTTTAGCATACCAATCAGTTCCTTTAACGCCGACTTAACCTTATATATATTTTTGTTAATCTTAACATCTTGACTCAACTCAACAATCGCAATTTTATAATACCCATCTTCCATCAAATATGGTGAAATAATGATTTGATATTTTTTAATATCACCATCAAATGAATAAAGGTGTTTACCATTTATCTGTTCTAATTGGAAGTTGTAAGATTTTTTTTCCGACATTCAAGAAAACTATATATCAATAAATACACTTAGTCGTAAAAAAAATGAAGAAACAAAATTAATTACTCCTGTTGACGATACAATATTTGCTCAACCGTCTCAAGTTTATCAAGTTAGGTACCCGAATAAAGATATTAGAATATCGGTGAAAAATTTCCAATCAATAACTTTTTCATAACAAGTTTATTTTATTTTACTTTAACTTATAATTTTATCATGTGGATTTTTCTTTTAAAAATTCCATATAAAGTATTTATTAAATAAAGTAGTTTGATGGGTCAATCGTATAGAATAAAAACAGAGTTAGGTATTAATAAGTTAATTAATATTCAACTAGACCAGCAATTTGAATTTTTAGAGGTTTTATCGTTAACATTACAACAAGAAGACATTTATACTAAAAGTTGTGCTCAATATGGTGTTATTGTGGGTAGAGTTACAGCAAACAATGGTTTTGGTCTCCCAAACGCAAGAGTATCTGTATTTATCCCAATCACTTCGATAGACGAATCAAACCCTATCATTTCAAGTATTTACCCATACAAATCACCTAATGATAAAAATGAAGATGGGTATCGATATAACTTACTACCATATGAGAAATCTTACTCAACCCATTCTGCGACTGGAACATTACCCTCAAGATTAGATTCATTAACTGGTGATACCGCAGTTGAAATTTATGACAAATATTACAAATATAGTGTAAAAACTAACGATAGTGGTGATTATATGATAATGGGAGTACCTCAGGGTAATCATAGTCTTGTAATGGATGTTGACTTATCTGATATTGGTGAATTCTCACTAACACCACAAGATTTAATAAGAATGGGTTTGGCAACTGATGCTCAAGTTGCGGGAAATCGTTTTAGAACATCTACGGACTTAAATTCTTTACCACAAATCATTAATTTAACAAAAGATGTTGAAGTATCACCTCTTTGGGGTGACCCTGAATTGTGTGATATTGCAATAAATCGAGTTGATTTTGATTTAAGAGACGATGCAAATGTAGACATTCAACCAACATCGGTGTTTATGGGGTCAATATATTCAACTTCAGATAGTTATAGAGTTAGAACAAATGCAAAACCTGCGGATGATATGGGTAATCTTTGTTCATTAATTGCTGGTCCGGGACAAATATTAGCCATAAGACAAACAATTTATCAAGATAATGAAGGTAATCCTGTTTTGGAGCAACATCAATTAGAACAATCTGGTAATATAATAGATGGTAATGGAGTTTGGTTAACTGAATTACCAATGAATTTGGATTACTTTATAACAAATGAGTTTGGTGAAAAAGTTCTATCTAATGACCCAACAATTGGTATACCAACTAAAGCAAAATATAGGTTTAAAATCAAATGGCAACAATCGCCAAGTTTAAGTGAACAAGTTAGAAGACCATATTATTTGGTACCTAATGTTAAAGAATATGGTTGGGGTGCAGGAGGTGGAGCGATAAATAATTCGCTACAACTAGAAAGTTCATATTATTTTGGTCTTGCATGGAGTGGATACACTAACGGATTTAATAAAGCAATACCGCCACCACCATTACAACCAGTTTCAGATTATACTAATAGATTAAATGAAATTATTAATTGTGAAGATACTTTTTATGAATTTCAATATAATAAAGTTTACACAGTTGCTGGTCTAATTGACGAATTTAAAAATGGTGGAAGAGGTAATTTCATAGGGATTAAAGAAATTGATAGTTCAGATTGTGACAATACAATTAATAAGTTTCCAGTAAATGACGGATTTAGAAATTTTGACTTAATATATTTTATTTTTGCAATAATCCTTCAAATAATACAAATAATAGGTATACCTTTACTAACAATATTTCATTTTTTGGTATTTCTTTGGAATAACTTTGCAGTAATTATTTTGTTATTTTTTATTGGGTTATTAATAAAGGCTGCGGCACAACAAGGATTTTTAGTTATTGCGGCAATTGCTGGTTCCGCAGCGTTTGGTGCAACTGCCGCCATGATTGTTCCACATGCGTTACTGGCTTTAGTATTTGGTGTGGGGGCACTTTTCTTAGCAATTAATTTTAGACAAATTATAAGTTATAAGTTTGGTCGACTTAAATTACCTATGATGACATATCCTGATTGCCAAGCTTGTGAATGTGACCCTGAAACTACCGCACCAGGAGGAGGAGACCAAGAGACCGCACCACCATCAGGTTTATTAACACAATTATCTAATGGAGGGTTATATGTTGATGGGTTAGAAATTCAATTTTTCAACCCTAATACTGATAATGAAGATAGTGCTCAATTGAGTGCAATTACAATATCTCAATCATTATCAGGAAGATTCAGTACCAAAACTCCAACACTATATAAATCAACTTTTTCAGAACCATTTACTTTTCCAAATACTGATGGAACTAGATTTGGGTCTAAACTAATCGCAGCAGGTATTACCTTACCTCCGGGAGAAAGAATTAATAAGTATAATACAAGAAAAAAATATTTTGATAATGTTAACAAAATAAAAGTAACATTTAATTATCCAAGTAATATTGGAAAATCTCACGACGATAACACATTAACCGTTTTGGCGTCACAAATTCTTCAACCTGGTACATTATTAACTTTTATCGACCCTCTTAAAAGTAAAGACGTAAACTTTTTATGGACAGGGACGACCGCAATTGGAAATAACTTATTAAGTGGTGTTAATGGTATTATCAAGAATACCGGGTTTACCGCAAATGTGAGTTATGCGACAACACAAGCAGGCCCTCCATCCATTGTCCCATATATTATCCCATCGGGTAATTCGACTTGTTTTTTATCAATAACATTTGATGTGGTGGCCACGGGAACTACGACTTATTTTAGTTGTGCTAACAATAAAGTAACAGTAACTGCAACAACAACTGGAACTAAAACAATAACCAATGAGAATGGTATAGATGTCACAACATTAGGTGGAACTGCTGAGATAAGTGGAATTACTTATGGACAGGCTTGTCAAAGATATATTTATCCTTCAGACCTTGAATATTATCAAGTATTAACTGCAATTACGATAACAACTACGGTTGTTAATGGTAAAACAATTTATTCATTACCGGGACAAGTCCTTGATAATTCAGGAAACCCCGACCCAACCAAAGGGTTTTGGAACGATTTAATTGCGGATAATAAAGGGTTTTTATTTTCTAATAGAGCAAGTGGTGAGTCTGAATTAAATGACAGGTGGGGATATATAGGTGGAACAGATTATATTGATACTTGTAAATTATGTATTTATGATGACGATTATGAAAATGTTGTCCCACCAGATAATCCTAGTTTTAGTTACCCTACCTCAATATTAGATGGATTTAATGAACAAGTGGTTTTAATATTACAAAGAGGTGTTGACCCTTATTCTCCGAAATTGCAAAATAGTTACGGAATTGGGAGAATATTAGGACATCCAAGTGAAAACGCGGTTGTAATTACAGGGATGACAAGAATGAATATTCCAATCCAACCATTACCTTCTAATTCTACAATTTCAGTTCAAAATCATAAAAATGTTGATGAAATATTTTCAGGTTCTTATTTTTATACGCCGGGTATTCCAAATAATATAATACCTAATGCTTCAACAACACCAGGTCTTGCATTTTCATCATATACCACAAGTAATGTTGGATACTACGGAGCTTTGGATAGTCGATATTTGAGACCACCATCTCAACTAAAAATAACCTCAATTTTAAATCAAGTATTTTATGGAAATGCAATCCAAAGTAATACATTTTTTCAAGATGGACCTGGAGCTCTCTTTGTTCAACCTACTTACAATGTAACAACAAATACTCCTTATGGTATTAATTCAATTTCAGTTGGAGGACCTACAATAATGAAGGGTGTTGCAAGTTCTCAAATCGCAAATTTATTTGCAGGACAAAGTACTAAATCGTCTTGGGTACCTGACATTAATTATGGTGGAAAAACACCATTAAATCCAAGTACTCGATATTTACCAACTGAAGACTTATCAGGTGGTGCATATATGTTTAGAGGACCTCTAAGCACGTTTTTATCGGATTGGGAGTTAGTGGCAGATAATAAACTTGGATACCAAATAACTGAAGGTCAACCTTTTAATTTATATTTTAGTCCATTATTATTACCTGAATTTACAGGAACTACAGGAGTTAATTCAGGACTCACAATTAGTTCTTCAACTCAAATGGTAATGAGAACTGACCGTTTACCATCTTCTGACGGATTTGATGTTCAGAAAAGAGCAACAGATTTTGCGTTTTTAAATGGTAGTGTCGGTTTACTACAACAAAATTTATCATTCACGGTATATTCAAAAGAAGCGGGATTAAGTTTTGGGGCACCTAGCTTTTCAACAGGTGCAGAACAAGTTACCGCAGACATTCAAAATCAGGTATTATCTGCAACAGTTTTTGAAACCATGAATACTTGTGAAAAAATGGTTGGACTTGAGCAATATAGTGGTAATGGTGTTACTTTTGGTGTAAAAAAAGACGCGTTAACCACAGATAATGTTGAAAATGGGTGTTATGTAATGTTGAATAGGCCGTTATTTGATTTAACAAAAGATATTGAAACATTTGGGGAATGGGGTTATAGACTTAGATTTTATTATGGGTTATGTAGAGGAGTCTTGTCCCAATCATTTGTAAATAATTGGGTTAACGGTTCGTTATATATGTTCCCAATCGAAGTTGATACTTTTTATGATATTAACAACAAACCAACATCTGAATACCCAACTCAAATTGTTTATTTTGATAATAAAACAAATAATTTTTATTTTAGGAGTTCACCGTATTTGTTATCTTCAAATCCTCCAAGATTTATCGGCTCACCGATTTTCGAATTAAATAGTTCTTTAAACTCTAGAAATTTATTATTCCCAACAACAATAATTAACTTAGGATATAAAGATGATTTTTATGGTGAAATAATATTTGACCCCGCAGCTAAGGGTTATATCATGAGAAGTTTAAACTCCACTTCTTATTCTGACACTTCAGATTTGGTTAATTTGTTTGTGATTAGTAGGATTACGAATAGTAGTTTTTTGGGTAACATATTGTCTGGTTTAAATAATGCGCTTAATATCTTATTCTCAAGAAAGGGCCTTAGAATTGATGGTGATTTGGCTCAAAGTATGTCAATTAATTCTGAGTATGGTGTCATACCATTTTCACCTGAATACTATAGTCCTGAGAGTGGTTCTGTTGTTGTTTTAAATGGTCCTACGATGGGAGTTTTCTTTTCATCAACAACTTTTGATTTACAAAATAAAGATTTTCTGAGTCCGGGGATTATTAACTTCAGGTCTCCATTTAGTACCAATGTGAATACATTTCAATATGGTATAAAATCACAAGTTGTCCCGTTCTATCAATGGGATTTGGTTCAACTAGGTGGAAACAACACAATTTTTGGTAGTGAAAGGAATACTTGGAAAACAAACCAAGGACCTACCAATGAAGGAATTTTTAGTAGAAATTACCAATCTTTAAATAGAAGAGAACCTGACATTGCAGGAACCCCAAGTTATTTTATGGGTTCGAATGTTCAAGGAACGGGAGGTAACAAAGATATATATCAGAGAGGGTATATTTTCAATGTTGACTCTAATGGTAATTACTCATTTAGTGCTGGTACATGGCCTGACGAATTTTTAGTTGGAGCTCCTAATCATTTCTATTTTGGAACAATTCAAGGAGAATCAGCTTTAGATAAATTTAAAACAAAATATTCGGTTGATGAATAAGTATACAATTATTCCAAGTAGTTTACAATATAAGTCTGCACCATTCGTTGACCAAGAAATTTCTTTATCACTAGAAGAACAGAGTCAACTAATTACCGAATACGATAGAAGTCAAAGTATAAGTCTTGCTCAGATATATAATGATGAAAGACAGTCTTGTACAATTTTCAGACCGACATTTAAATTAAATTATTTGTACGCTAACACTTATACTGGAACTACAGAGTATATACCGTTTAGAAATACTTTATATTATGTTCAACCTGAGGATTCTTCATTTAATAATGTTTGGATTGGATATCCACAATATTATGAGTTTGATATGTATCGACCGAACATTAGTGACCAGCATATAAGGTATCAAGCAAAAAGTGCTTATACATATAATTGGACTTATTATTTAAGTTATCCTTTTCAAAACAATTATAATAAAAAATTATATTATGAGTTGGAAAATAGTAGTGGTGACTGGATTGCTTCGGAAGGAATTCCGTATATCGTGAATAAATCAAGTCAAAATGGGAATAGTTTAATATCGTTCAAATGTATTGCACCGCATGGATTGACTGTTGGTGAATATGTTAGATTGAAATTTGTAACCGCACCGTTTAATTAT